GCGCAAAAACCGCGCTGCGTTTAAAGCAGCAGGAGCTGGCGCAGGTGACTGTACATCTTGCGACCTTTGATAAGCGCGCTGCGCCCAAGCACCGTGATGCCTTCAAAGACACCTTGATTGAAGTGGTCCGTGAAAACTGCAATGACCAAGAGTGGGCGGGCCTGGTGCAGCGTGCGCGTGACTTGCATGCGAGCCAAGGGGGACACCATGGCTGACCTGCCCGCCATCACAAGTCTTACCCGCGAGGCCATTTTCTCTGGCTATGAAGCAGATGCCAGTGATGGGTTTCGCAGCCACCTTGGCGCGTCCCTGATCGGCAAGGAATGCGAGCGAGCGCTTTGGTACGACTTTCGCTGGGTCACGCGCAGCAAGCACCCAGGCCGACTTCTTCGCTTGTTTGAAACCGGTCAATTGGAGGAGGCGCGCCTGGTGCTGAACCTGCGGCGCACCGGTGCGACTGTGCTCGAAGTCGATCCAGAGACTGGACGCCAGTTTCGTGTGCAAGCCCATGGCGGCCACTTTGGAGGTTCGCTCGATGGCGTTGCCATCAATTTGCTTGAAGCACCTAAAGCCTGGCACGTGCTGGAGTTCAAGACGCACTCCAACAAGAGCTTTGGCGATCTGGTGGCCAAGAAGGTACGCGAGTCCAAACCGCAGCACTTTGCCCAGATGCAAATCTACATGCACCTGATGGGCATTTCCCGAGCGATGTACTTGGCTGTGAACAAGGACACCGATGACCTGTATGTCGAACGCGTGGAGGCAGATGTCACTTATGCAGAGCAACTTCTGGAAAAAGCCCGGCGAATCATCTTTGCCCAAACCCCACTGCCACGCATCAGCGAGGACCCCAGTTGGTATCAGTGCCGCATGTGTGATCACGCGCCAGTTTGCCATGCAAGCGGTAACAGCGTGTTGGCACCTGCGATCAATTGCCGTACTTGCATGCACTCAACACCCGTGGATGGCGGTTGGCATTGCGACCGGCATCAAAAACGTCTGACCGACGTTGATCAGCGTACGGGCTGTGAGCAACACCTGTACCTGCCGCCACTTGTTCCTGCATTACAAGTCGATGCGGGTGACGACTGGGTTGACTACGAATTTACCAATGGAGTTCGCTGGCGCGATGCCGGTTTGAACAAGCACGCCGCCAACTGAATCCCCAACCGCAAACCTAAACGCAATTGAAAAAGGAGTCCCGTCATGAGCTTTTCCCTCCGCCCCTACCAAAGTGCTGCCATCCAAGGCATCTACAACTATTTCCAAGATGAGAGCGGTAACCCGCTGGTGGTGATTCCCACCGCTGGTGGCAAGTCCCTTGTCATGGCCACCTTTGTTGAAGGCGTACTGAAAGCCTTTCCAGATCAGCGCATCCTGATCGTGACTCATGTGCGTGAGCTGATTGAGCAGAACTTTGCCGAACTCAAAAAGCTTTGGCCGCAAGCCCCGGCAGGGATTTATTCAGCAGGACTTAAGAAGCGAGAGATTCGTGCGCAGATTTTGTTTGCTGGCATCCAGTCCATTCACAAGCGTGTGTATGACGTTCAGCAGTGCGACCTGGTGTTGATTGATGAAGCGCATTTGATCCCGCGTTCCTCAAACACGATGTACCGCAAGTTTCTTGATGGCTTGAAGCGCATTAACCCCATGCTCAAGGTGATTGGCCTGACGGCCACGCCATACCGCCTGGACTCTGGGTTGCTGCATGAGGGTAATGAGGCCATCTTCACTGACATCGCCTACGAGGTTTCGGTGCGTGAGTTGATTGATGACCACTACCTTTCGCCACTGATCTCCAAACGCATGGCAACGCAAATTGACCTCACTGGTGTGGGTACGCGCGGCGGTGAGTTCATTCCGAAGGATTTGGAAGCGGCCATTGACCAGGACGCGATCACACAAAGCGCAGTCAATGAAATCTTCTCTTACTCAACAAACCGCAAAAGCTGGCTGATCTTCTGTGCTGGCGTGGACCATGCGTACCACGTGCGTGATGCGGTGCGCAGCAGAGGAGTTACCTGCGAGACGATTGTGGGCGATACGCCCAGCGCCCAGCGCGAGGCCATCATCAATGACTTCAAGGCCGGACGGATTCAGTGCCTGACCAATGCCAATGTTTTGACGACGGGCTTTAACGCTCCTGCGGTAGACCTGATTGCCATGCTGCGTCCGACCAAGTCGGCGGGCTTGTATGTACAGATCGTGGGGCGTGGTTGCCGCCTTGCACCGGGCAAGACCGACTGCTTGGTGCTCGACTTCGCCGGGAACATTGCGCGACACGGTCCCATTGACGCCATCAAGCCCAAGACGCCCAAAGCGGGTGAAGACGGCGATGCGCCCACCAAAGCCTGCCCTGAGTGCGACAGCATCGTGCACGCGGCGGTACGTCAGTGCCCCGACTGTGGCCACATGTTCCCGGAGCCACAAATCAAGATTGACGCCAAAGCCAGCACTTTGGACATCCTCTCTGGCGGTCCACCCGAGTGGGTGCCCGTGACACGGGTCAGCTATGCCCGGCACGACAAGACTGGCAAGCCGCCGTCACTTCGAGTTGATTACTGGAGTGGACTGAGTTCCCACAGTGAGTGGGTTTGCATTGAGCACCAGGGCTATGCGCGGCAAAAGGCTGCCAGTTGGTGGGCCAACCGCGCACCGGGCTTGCCACTTCCGCGTGGTGTTGATGAAGCCTTGGCAGTATCGCAGCGTCTCAAGTGCCCCTCTCAGATCGCGGTGCGCCCCAGCGGGCGTTACACAGAAATCGTTGGCGCGCGCTTTTGATGTCGGGCGCATAAATGATGTGCGCCATTTGCAGGCGCGATGCCCGAGGGTATGGGTTCGCGCCTTGTTTGATCCGTATCGATGCGCCCAGCGTGAAGTTGTGTTCCAGGCGCTGTCAAAACATTGCAGCAAGGCTAAAGGGAATGATTGATCCAAACCAACATGAAACCAATGCTCTGGCGGCGGCCTGCCAGACAGGGGGCGAGTACGTCGAGTCACTTGCCAAAACAGACTTGGCCACCTTCACCGCAGTGGAGTGGTCAACCTTGATTGATGTGGTCGTGACCGCCTTTCAAGACTCACTTCGCACTGCCTATGCAGATGACCCACCATTTTGAAGGAACGCATGAATCCAAATAATTACATGGCCCATCTTGGGGCCACGCTCGTAGATCGCGGCTATGCCATTTTGCCGATCCAACCCAGCACTAAGAAGCCGGGCATGTTTCGCCTGGGTGCCTGGCAAGACTATCCCAAGTGGAGCCGTCACTGTGAGCGCGACACGACTGAAAACGAAGTCGACATCTGGGGCGACTGGCCCGAAGCTGGCATTGGTATTGCCGCAGGCAAGGTGATTGGCATCGACATTGATGTGCTGCAGTCCAAAGACATCGCTGTTCAGATTGAGGGCTTGGCCAAGCGACTGCTGGGCGACACACCTGCAGTTCGTATCGGCAACGCCCCCAAGCGATTGCTGGTGTACCGTGCGGCCCAGCCTTTCAGTGGCTTTAAGTTCCCGCCCATTGAGGTCTTGGGTGTGGGGCAGCAGTTCATCGCCTATGGCATTCACCCGGATACCGGCAAGCCCTACGAGTGGCCCGTGCAAACCTTGGCCGACCTGAAAATCGAAGAACTGCCTGTCATCACCGAGGAACAGGCTCGAGAGTTTGCGCGCCAGGCGTACGAGATGGTCCCCGAATCTATGCGCCCCAAAAGTCTGGCTGTAGGTTTGAAGTCTCCAGAGGCGTTCGCCAATCTGCCCGAGCAACGCGGCACGTTCGAGGCAGTGCAGGACGCGCTTCAGTACATCCCCAACCAGGATCTGGACTACGACAGCTGGGTGCGCATTGGCATGGCCATCAAAGGTGCGCTTGCCGAGCAGGGGTGGCCGCTCTTTGAGTCCTGGTCTGCGTCGTCCAGTAAAAACGATGCCAAGACAACCGCTAAAAGTTGGGGGAGCTTTTCGCCTCAGCGCATTGGGGCGGGAACCATCTACAAGCTGGCGCTGGACAACGGCTGGATTCCGGATGCTGATCTACAGCTCAATGGTGAGATTGTGATGAACGGACACCACCCGGCCAAGGAGATGTTGCAAACGCTCCA